AGAAGAACTTGCGATGGATATTGCACGAGAGATTATGGCAGCAACAGGCAGTGAAAATGTTGGTGTGTATATTCAAGCAACACACGGTTGCTGTGAGAATCGTGGTATTATGGCACACAGCAGTTTGACACAAACAACTGTGCTGCGTGGCGCATTCAAAGATGATGCTGCTACAAAGAAAGAGTTTATGGATAATATCAAACTACAGCAGGAGTTTAGCTGCTAATGAAGTTAAGGTATTCAGAAGCATTCTATAGCGTACAGGGCGAAGGTAAGTATGTAGGGGTACCCAGTGTATTCCTGCGTACATTTGGTTGTAACTTCCGTTGCATGAACTTTGGACTTCCTAAAGATAAAGATCGATGGGAGCAACACGCAGAAGGCAATCGTTATAATCCAGAAGTAAAAGCATTGATCGATGCCGGTGTACACGAAACTACAGAAAAGTTTGAGGATTTGCCTATTATTCACACAGGCTGTGATACTTATGCAAGTATCTATCCAGAGTTTAAACACTTTAATAAACTGGCAACTGTGGATGAAGTTGTAGATCATTTGATCAGTTTGCTGCCAGAAGGCAAGTGGACACAGGATAATGGACAGGATATTCATTTGATCCTTACAGGCGGTGAACCGTTACTTGCGTGGCAACGACTGTATGTAGAACTATTTGAGCATCCTAAAATGGCGGATTTGAAAAATGTTACATTTGAAACAAACACTACACAAACTCTACATGATGACTTGTTCGATTATATCAACAATCAAGATAGAATCAAGTTTACATTTAGCTGCTCTCCTAAACTTTCCGTCTCAGGAGAAACTTGGGAAACAGCTATCAAACCTGATGTCTTGCGGGATTACGCTCGTTGCGACAATAGTTCTGTTTACCTCAAGTTTGTTGTTGCTGACATGGATGATGTTGATGAAGTTGGTAGAGCTGTTGTGGAATATCGTAAAGCAGGCGTGGACTGCCCTGTATACCTTATGCCGCTTGGTGGTCGCTCCGAAGGATACAACATCACGGTACAGGAGGTGGCGAACCTCTGTATGGAACAAGGGTGGAGGTTCTCGCCTAGACTCCACATCAGCCTATTCGGAAATGCCTGGGGAACTTGAGAAAGTTAAAAAGTATAGCCACGGTATTCATACCGAAGAGCAATATGAAAAGATAAGGAAGCAACTATGAAACAATGGTTAAAGCGCATTACAGGCATTGAAGCAAAAGAAAAAGAACTTGCAGAAAAAGAGTTGCAGGTTCTACAAAAAACTGATCCTAAGGCTGCTGCTACAAGACGACAAGAGCCTTGGGTCAATGTGCTTGACATGCAAGTAAATGAAGAAAATATTCGCAATGGATTTTTTGAACTTGACTGGAATGATTACTTTATCAAAGAACTTATCCAAAATGGATATGGTACAGAAGCAGATCCGCAAGAAGAAGTAGTAGATCGTTGGTTCAAAGATATTGTGTATAACATGTTAGTTGAACAGGATATGGACACAGATCGTGGCGCAGGCTATATCAATGTTGTTCCTATTGATAAAGGACGCAGTGAAGTATCATGAAGATTGCTAAAAACATGATCTTACAAAAAGGCGAACACAGCATGGCATTTAGTGTAAGACGTAAAAAAGACACTGTAGAAGTTGATATGTATAAAGATTGTTACAAATACATGACACAAAAACTTTCGCTTGACGAAGGTAGTAAAATGTACTATACTGCTATTGAACAAGGCTATATAGAGGCATTCTAATGACATATATTCTTATTGACACTGCTAACACATTCTTTCGTGCACGTCATGTTGTACGTGGTGATATTGACACAAAAGTTGGCATGGCAATGCACATCACCTTAAACAGTATTAAAAAAGCATGGCAAGACTTCAACGGTTCGCATGTTGTTTTCTGTTTAGAAGGACGTAGTTGGCGCAAAGACTTTTATGAGCCATACAAGCGCAATCGCAAAGAACATCGTGATGCTATGACACCACGTGAAGCAGAAGAAGACAAAGTGTTTTGGGAAATCTTTGACGAGTTCAAAGAGTTTGTTACAGACAAGACTAACTGTACTGTATTGCACAATCCTGTGCTAGAAGCAGATGATCTTATTGCAGGTTGGATACAAAATCATCCAGATGACGATCATGTTATCATTAGTACAGATGGCGACTTTGCACAACTGATTGCACCTAACGTTCGTCAATACAATGGGGTAAGTAACACTACTATTACTCATGAAGGATATTTTGATGACAAAGGCAAGCCCGTGTGCGATAAGAAGACAGGAGACCCAAAGCCTGCTCCTGAACCCGCATTCATGCTTTTTGAGAAGTGTATGCGTGGCGACACTAGCGACAATGTTTTTAGTGCCTATCCTGGTGTGCGCAAGAAAGGCACAAAAAACAAAGTAGGTCTTATTGAAGCATTTGCTGACAAAGACACAAAAGGCTTCAACTGGAATAACATGATGCTGCAACGTTGGGTAGATCATGAAGGTGTAGAACATCGTGTGTTAGATGACTACACACGCAATGTTACATTGTGTGATCTGACTGCACAACCTGACCATATCCGCAACGAGATAAATACTACTATAACTTCCACAGAAAGCAAAAACATTAGCCAAGTTGGTATGAGACTTATGAAGTTTTGTGCACGTTGGGATTTACAACGTATTGCAGATCAGGCAGCTGGCTATAGTGAACCATTACAAGCAAGGTATAAAGCATGACAGTAAAAGCAAAACCTATTCTCGAAAATAAATTTTGGATTGTAGAAGATAGTGGACAACGTATCGGTACACTTACTCGTGACGAGGAAAATTTTGTTTACAGCAGAAAAGGCAGTGTTACGTTTTATAATGACGAAAAAGAACTGAAAGAAAATTTTGGTGCTGATTTTTTGACTGCTACAATTACAAAAGAAGAATCGGCTGAACAAGCGGTGCATGGATTTCCTACACGCACTCAGCCTTACAACAGCATGTATGATATTCAACGTAAACTGCCATTGTTTACAAAAAGTGCTAAAAGTAAAAGTGTTTATTGTGCAGGATACTATCTAGTAAAGTTTAATGTCAATTGGTTAAAAAGTTTTTGCCCAAAGCTAATTACTATTGAACGGAACGAATATATGGGTCCGTACAAAACAGAATTAGAAATGAAGGCAGCACTAAGCAATGTCAACCGAGCCAATTAACACAGCACCAATACAGCAATTTATAAAACAAGTACAAAGTGCCGAACAAGGTAGAGCCAAGGATATCCGTATGGAGATTACACAAGCAAAGAACCTTGCATTTACACTAGGCATTGTAATGGCTAGACTAAATGGCGATTTAGAAAAGTTTGTAAAAGAAAATGCAAGTTCAGGCGGCGACGAAGTTATTCAAGTTCAAATAGGCGGCGGTGGGGACTGGCAATAAACGGCGTATAAAAAGATAAATATATGCGTAGTTTATATTAAAGGATACGCATATGAGTAGGCCAAAGCCAAAAATACTATGTGAATTTGTTGATAGAAAAACATTCAAAAGCGAACAGGTTTTGGATGCCGAAGCTATATGGGCAGTATTTTATCAAGACAAACCATTCAATTTAAAAAGTTCAAATAGTATTACAAACTATCCTGGACCGAAATATAAAAAGACAAGTTTTTCAAATCCAGGACACGCATTTAATCTAGCCAAGAAACTAAATGAAATGTTTAAGACAGACGAGTTCAGTGTTTACAAATTAGTAGACGGTGAAAAACTTACAGATGAATAAACGAGTTTTTACTAAGATTTTTCTCAAACAACTAGGTCAGGCTGTTACAGAAGAAAATGTCAAAGCTATGATTCCTATTTGGTGGTACAACACCAGAGACAAGGAATCAGGCGGACTTAGACTTACTGACCAAGGCATGGAAATGTTGACAAAGGTAGGTATTACATCATATGACATTCCATATCCAATGGATATGCCTCTAACTACGCAGGTGATAATTTTTTTAGATCAATTCATTGATTGTCCTTACTATCTAACAAACCGTGCAATTACTGTCACAAACGAAAAGAAAGCAGTTGAGCTAACATTGTTTTCAGGAGACCTACGCAAGTACGGTCTAAGAAAAGCAATGAGTAGACAAAAAAATCAAGAAAAAGATGACTAAGCCTCTTGTAATTTGAAAAAGATATACTATATTAATAGTATGAAACAAAGCAAAAAGGGCTTACACATGTTTACTTACTGCGATGATATTATTTCAGATCTTCACAAAGATGCATATGGCTTCCGTCCCGGACAGCGTTTCTTTGACGATTGGGCAGAATACACACCTGCTGAAAAGCAAGAGGTTTGGGATTCATTGGTTTCCACAATGGAGTATAACCAAAAAGAAGAAGCTCGTCATGAAGCGGAGAATCTAGACGAATTCCGCAAGCAAGTAGCTGCTACTATGAAGTTCTGTGATTGCAACTGGAAAGACGCCATACGATTCCTTGCGGATGCAGAGGGCGACGATATCGATGAAAATAGTCAGACTTTTGACTACTTCCTTTGGAAACAAGGTATCGGTTATGATGACCGCAAAAATATTTTCAATCTTTTTAACAAATAAAGATTGACACTTACTACAGTATTTGCTATTATAAAACATAGGCACTGAATTAGAAAGGGTATACAATGTCAGAAGCACGTACACTATCTCCAAGTCGAGCAAAAAGCGCAATGCGCATTGCTATGAAGAAAAAGCGTCCAATCTTTTTGTGGGGGCCTCCAGGTATTGGTAAATCCGATATCGTTGAACAGGTAACAAGTGAGTTACCAAATTCGCATCTTATTGACATTCGTTTGTCATTGTGGGATCCAACAGATATCAAAGGTGTTCCTTACTTTGACAGCAACATTGGCAAGATGGTTTGGGGCGAACCAGAAGAATTGCCAGACGAAGAATTTGCAGCACAATATGATAACATTGTTGTGTTCTTTGACGAGATGAACTCAGCTGCACCTGCTGTGCAAGCGGCAGCATACCAGTTGATTCTAAATCGTCGTGTAGGCAAATACAAGCTGCCAGACAATGTTATTATTGTTGCGGCAGGTAACCGCGAAGCAGACAAAGGTGTCACATATCGTATGCCTGCTCCGTTGTCTAACCGTTTTGTCCACATTGAAATGGGCGTTGATTTCAACGACTGGTTTGCGTGGGCAGTAGATGACACAAACAAAATCCACAGAGATGTTGTTGGTTATCTGCAATTTGCAAAACAAGACTTGTACGACTTTGACCCAAAAGGTGCAAGCCGTAGTTTTGCTACACCTCGTTCTTGGACTTTTGTTTCTGAACTATTAGAAGACGAAGAACAAGAAACTGCAACTACGGATCTCGTTGCAGGTTGTGTTGGAGAAGGTCTTGCTGTGAAGTTTATGGCGCACCGTAAGGTAGCATCGCAACTTCCGAACCCAAGCGATATCTTATCCGGTAAAGTAAAAGAGTTAAAGACAGAAGAAATCAGTGCCAAGTATTCCCTTACTGTTTCTCTTTGCTACGAACTCAAAGAAGCATGTGATAAAGGTGATAAAAAGTTTGACGATAAAGTCAATAACTTCTTGCGCTTTTCAATGGATAACTTTGAAACAGAACTAGTTGTTATGGGCATTAAACTTGCACTTACACAATATGCGCTGCCAATTGATCCAGATGAGATTGATTGCTTTGACGAGTTCCACAATCGCTTTGGTAAGTATATCAAAGCAGCACAGCAGGTATAATAGAAAGTGAGCAGGAAACTGCTCACTTTTTCTATTTTTTTCTTGACAATAGTTGTAAATATTGTTATTATACTAGGGCACTGAGGAGGAATACATATGTCTGCTAAAGATACACAAACTAAACTGAAGCATTGGCAACCTGATCCAGATATTACAGAGTCTGAATTAGAGTCTATGCGAGTAGATGTAATGGAACGTATTATCACAGCCCGTGTCGGGTTGTTATTGCGTCATCCGTTTTTTGGTAATATGGCAACACGTCTTAAGATCCAAGCAGCAGACGAGTGGCTAATGACTGCGGCTGTAGACGGTCGCAACTTGTATTTCAACACACAATTCTTTAATGCTATGGACAATAAAGAGATTGAGTTTGTTCTTGCACACGAAATCCTGCACATGGTATATGATCACTTAGGACGTAGAGAAGATAGAGATCCAATGTTATACAACATTGCAGCAGATTATATTGTAAACAATCTGTTGGTACGTGATCGTATTGGTACAAAACCTAAACTTGTAGATTGCTATCAAGACTTCAAATACGACGGTTGGCAGTCAGAAGCAGTGTACGATGATCTGTTTGAACAAGCAAAAAAGAACGGCGAAGAGTATCTTAAACAACTAGGTGAAATGCTAGATGAACACCTCGACTTAGAAGGCGATGGCGAGGACGAAGAAGGCGAAAGCAAGGGCAAACGTCCAAAATACACCAAAGCAGAGATTGATCAAATCAAAGACGAGATCAAAGAAGCAATGATTCAAAGTGCACAAAGTGCAGGTGCAGGAAACGTTCCTGCAGGTGTTGCACGTTTGATTAAAGAGATTACAGAACCTAAAATAAATTGGCGTGAACTAATTCGTCAACAAATCCAAAGCACAATCAAAAGCGATTTTACTTACATGCGTCCTAACCGTAAAGGCTGGCATCTAAGTGCAGTTTTGCCAGGTATGAACTTTATGGATACAATCGATCTTGCAATTGGATTAGACATGAGTGGTTCTATTGGCAATGAGCAAGGTGCAGACTTCTTAGGCGAAGTATATGGTATCATGGAAGAGTTCAAAGACTACAATATTAAAATTTGGTGCTTTGATACAGAAGTGTACAATGAAGATAACTTCTCCGGCGATGACGGTCGTGCAATTACAGATTATGAATTAAAAGGTGGCGGCGGAACAGACTTTATGGCTAACTGGCGCTATATGAAAGATAATGACATCCAACCTAAAAAGTTTATCATGTTTACAGATGGATATGCTTGGGACAGTTGGGGCGATCCGGATTGGTGTGATACAGTGTTTATTATACACAACAATCACAACAAAGAACTAGAAGCACCGTTTGGAGTAACGGCACATTATGAAGAAGGGTAAAGTAAATCCTTTAGAAGTCTTTGGAGTGCGTAGAGTAAACTTTTGCCCTGTGTACTTTGAAGACGTTTATATAAACACAAGATATAATCTATCAGATGCTATTGTCTCTTGGATAGACGAGAACCTATCTGGTAGATACTACATCGGAAAGGCAGTAAACCTTGACGAACAAAACAAGATTTCTCAAGTAACTAGAATCGGTTTTGAGAAAGAAAGTGAACTAAGTTATTTCATGTTGGCTTGTCCACATTTGAAATATCATTAAAAATGTTGCAATAAGTATTACAAAGGAGATTATAATATGTCAGAACAGCAACAACAGCAGTCAAACCCAAATGAGCTAACAATTCAAGATTTGGCTACTATGAAAGGTATTATTGATATTGCAAGCGAGCGCAGTGCATTTAAGCCAAACGAAATGGCAGCAGTAGGCATCGTTTACAATAAACTTGAAATGTTCCTCGAAGAGGTACAGAAACAAGCAGAAGCTGCAAAGGCAGCAGGAGATGCAGCACCGGCTCCAGCAGCGGCTGCACCAGCACCAGCAGCTCCTGAAGAAGGAGAGGAGGCCGCATAATGGCTTTAAAACACGTAGGTCGTGTAAAAAACAACAGAAGTAGAGTGGTTGTTGCGTATAGAACTATTCCAGGTGACCCATACAGTTGCCTGGTTGTACCAACAGTTGACTTACCTGCTGATGAACACGACACATTAATGAAAGCTGTTGAATCAGCAGCAGGACAACAAGCAGGCGAATTTTTTGAAGTTATGCAACGTACATCGTTGCCTGATGGACGAAACATGCTTATTGGATTTCATCAGCGTGGCAACTTGCGAAAGTTTGCAACAAATGAAATTGAAATGGTTCCAAACATCAACAGTTCAATTCCACTAGATGAACTAAACAAGATGATTGCTCAACAGCAAGGTATTGCATTAGAGGATCTTTCAGTAGGAGGAGCACAAGGTACACCTCCACAAGAACCTGTAACTGATCCAGCAGCGGACTATGTAACTGAAACAACACCGCCTGTACAAGAACAACCCGATGTATTAGACGATGCTGCACTAGCAGCAAGTTACAGATCGCAAGCTGACGCATTGTTTAAAGAAGCGAAAGCACTTCGTGAAAAAGCAGAAGAACTAGCACCGACAAAGCGTACCACAAGAAAAAAAGCAGAAACGGTTGAGTCCTAAGAATACAAAACACACAGAACAATACTGGCAGGAAATTTTTGATTCCATTACAATGGATTACCTGCCAGTAGAATATATGAATAAAGTTATCATACGGTTCAACAGTGGTACCGTATGGGAAGTAGATATACACGATAGTAAAAAGAAACAATCTATTGATGATATTGAAAGCACATTAGAAGACTTGTTTACTGAATACGAACCTGATATTGATAGCATAGACTTCCGTATGGATATGGAAAGTTTAAAGAAAGATTTAGGTAAACGTGTATCAAGGTTTATGAAATTAAACAAATAGAAATCTCCTTAGGTGATAAATACACTAGTAAGACTATCACCTAGGAGATTTTAAATGGCATTCCAGCTAAGAAGAGGAACAGACGCCGAACGTACCGCAGGTGGCGGTATTGTCTTTGCAGAAGGCGAACTGGTTTATATTACCGACACAGAAGAAGTGTATGTCGGTGACGGAGTTACAGGCGGGGGTATTCTCGTTACTGCAAACTCAAATGCATCACCATCAATACTAACAAGAAACCTTGCACTAGGCGGTTTTGAAATTAACGGCACAGGTGATATTGATATTACAGGTGATATTACTATCTCTGGTAATATTAGTGCAGCTAACCTAAGTGGCGGCGGTACAGGAGTTATTGACGGACAAGAATATGCTATCGATATCCAAGGTGATGTTAGAGGTGCAGATAGTAATCTTATTGTTGATTCAACATC